AATGCAGGTTTTAACAGGCAAAGAACAAGCTTTTGTACAACTTAAAAAAGACTTTGATGAGTATGAAAAAAACAAACTTATCAAAGAAAAATACGAATTGAGTATTGAAAGTTGTGATTTAAAGATTGGTGGTTTAAAAGGTAAGTTGGATCGTTGGGGTGATGTTCAGGATAAGATCAAAGAGAATACTAAGATTGACGAAATGTTAATCAAAGCTGACTTAAGATTGGATGAACTTGATCATCTTAAAAGACAAAAAAACACAAACATTACAAACAACGAATACCAAATCAAAACTTGTAACGAAAAGATTGAAAACAATGAAAAGTTAATTGTTAAGATCAAAGAGGAAGAGTCAAAAGAAAAGATTTACAAAATCTATATGGAAGCCTTCGGTAAGAATGGATTGTCAAAAATTATTATGAAAACAATGATGCCTTTGATTAACTCTGAATTACAAAGATTGATGGAAGATAGTTGTTACTTCAAATTGGAAATTAGAATTAACGATAAGAATGAAGTTGAATTCTTGATGATTGATAATAGTACTGGTATTGAAAAATTAATGGTGTCAGGTTCAGGTTACGAAAGAACAATTGCATCATTAGCGTTGAGATCCGTGTTGAGTAAGGTATGTTCATTACCAAAACCAAATGTCGTTGTGTTCGATGAGGTGTTTGGTAAAATTAGTAATGAAAACTTAGAAATGGTATCTGAGTTCTTTATCAAGATTAAAGATTATTTTGAGAAGATCTTTGTTATCACACACAATCCAATGGTTAGTCAGTGGGCGGATACTATTGTTAAAATCAAAAAAGAAAATAATGTATCAAAAGTTTTGTAGTTTGTTGGATTTATCACTATATTTGTAGAACATTTAAAACTAACATATGAATTTCTTACTTTTTGTATACCACACTGAAGATATGAAAACCCCCGATGAAACAACTGCAAACATTGGGGGTGAATTATCCAAGATAATGTCATCAAATCAAATTAAATATATGTTTGGGGATAGACACGCAATCTATCACTTCGCAAGTGATTTTTCGGTTGATGAGATTGATGATTTTTTATGTTTAGTATCTGCTGAATTTGAAAACTTTAATTATTTCTTAACTCAAAAAACCAAAACTATCAAATCTAATTTTGATGAAGACAACTTATTACATTTGCTTACGTTAAGGAATACAAATAAGAAAAAACAAACACCACCAAGGAAGATTGAATTTAACTTGGAAATGAAAGGTGGTGAAGAGTTCTCTCGTATCGCGGAAAAAATTATGACTTTCCTACCCAAAAAAGAATGTGATTTAACAATGGACGAACTTTTAGATAAGATCGGTTCTGAAGGTATGGATTCATTAAGTAAAGAAGAAAAAAGTAAATTAGACGAATATTCAAAAAACTATTAATTAAACGTATGAAAGACAAAAACTTGGGAATTCCAATTAATCAAGAAGAGATTCAACACTATCTAAAAGATATTCGTAGAATTAAAGTAATGACACCTGACAGAGAAAAAGAACTGGCAGTTAAGATGAAGTCTGATGATACTCCAAAACACGAGAGAGAGAAAATCGAGTCTGAATTGTTAGTTGGTAACTTACGTTTTGTTATTACGGTAGCAAAACAATATCAGAATCAAGGATTGGATTTATCGGATCTTATTGCCGAAGGGAACTTAGGGTTGATGAAAGCAATTAAGAATTTTGATTGGAACAAAGACTTACGTTTTATTTCATACGCGGTGTGGTGGGTTAAACAATCTATTATCCAATCTTTGAACGACAACGCAAGAACTATACGACTACCGGTTAATGTTGTTCAGGACCTACATAAGGCAAAGAAAGAGATTGAAGTATCTGGTAAGGAATTGGATTCTAAGTTCACATCACTACCATCTATGATTGATTTGGATATGACTATCAACGAGGAAGGTGATACATTGGTAGACATGATTGCTAACCCTGATGCTCTTTCACCTGATGCGGGATTCAACACTAAAGATATGTTAAAGAACAAATTAATATCCTTATTGAATGTGTTGGACGATAGAGAAAAGGTGATCATTGAAGATTATTTTGGTCTAACGGGAACACCAAGAACACTTGAAGATATTGGTGGGGACTTTGGTTTAACTAAAGAACGAGTTAGACAGATCAAGGAAAGAGCCCTTAGACGATTGAGAAATGAAAGTTCAGAATTATTTGATTATTTATAAAAAAATAAAAACATGGGAAGTGTAATTGAGTTCATTGACTGTCCAAATTGTGGGCAAGAAGCTTATAGTGACTTTTACTATAAATCGGGCGAACAATACGTGAATTGTAGTAACTGTGGTTATCATCACTCACAATATTGGAAGAGAAATGAGGAGGGTGAATTTGAAACATTAGATGGTACTGATAATTATCACTTTGATAATTTGATCATGGTTGAAGAAGAATTAAAAAATCCTTATGGATCTTACAGATTAAAAACTTACCATTCACCGGCACATCAAGTTGGTTCATTTGAAAATGAAGAACAGTACAATGAATTCAAAAAAAGTATTGAAGGTGATGTTGAAATAGAGTCCTGTTCAATATCAAGATTTATTGATGGGGAGATCAAAATAGAGACGTTAATTGATAATGAACCTAAGGTTGATTTGGATGGATTTACAATTGAAGATCGTTAATTTAAAAAAGATTTGGCAGATTGAAATAAAATACTTATATTTGTAAGACAAACGAAAAGGGTTGAACCGAGATTACCCTTACAACTCGGCGGAATGAGACACGATGTTCTCAAGGTGAAACTCCTCAATCTTATCCTTGCGATAAGATGAAACTACACTCCCCCATTGGTACCAGTGGGGGTTTTATTTTTATATCCAAATTACAATTTGGTCCTTACCCACTCTAAATGGATTCTCTCTTGATTCTCTAAATACAGTCCATACCTCTAACACCCAATTTGTACCTGACACATGGATGGGATTTAAAGGAATTGCTAACTCCCATTTTTCTGACTTAATAACAAATGGTTCTCGATTTAATATCTCACGGTTAATTATTTTTTCAGCAATTTCAGTTTTAGCCAACATAATGAACTCCCTTAACTCCCTATTTTCAATAGGTCTTTGGTTGTACTCAACACCATTAAATTTTTTACCTTCTAATTCAGGTCGTGTTGATCTATCAAAAGCGTGAGACCTACGATCCACTTCTAAATTAAATGTGACTTCAATAGTACTAACTATCTGTGCTATCCTCTTTTCTAAGATTAAAACCTTACGTATTGATTCTCTAAGTAATGACATAATTATATAAATACCTTATATTGATATTTATAAATACAGAACAATTATTATGAAAGAAAAATTTTTACCTTGGTTTTTATTATTTTGTGCATTAGGGTTATCAGGGACCGCAGCATATTATAGCGTTATGGGTCTATCCGTAGTATTTATTGGGGTGGCACTACCTGTCATTATTATGGGTAGTTTTTTAGAAATATCTAAGATTGCAATTGCAACATATCTACACGATAAATGGAAACAAACTTATGGAGTATTGAAAATATATCTTACCATCGCCCTTATAGTACTATCGTTGATCACATCACTTGGAATCTATGGGTTATTAAGTACTGGGTTTCAAGAAAATATTGCGAAACTTGAAATCAATCAAAAACAAATTACAAACATTGAAGTTAAGAAATCACGTTTTGAAGAAATTAAAAGTGAACTTCAAAAAGAAAAGAATGTTTTAGATAAAGACATATCCAAATTGAGAGATGGGTTATCAAATAACACCACAACACAATCTGTCGATAGAACTACAGGTCAAATAGTTACGAGAGCAAATAACGCTAATCGTAAATCATTTGAGGATCAATTAAAGATGACTACGGAAAACAGGGAGAAGGTTTCAGGACGCATTGACGCAATGAACGATAGTATTACCAAATTAGATATAGACATCCTTAATATGGAGTCTTCAGAACTTGAAGGTAGTGAACTTGGATCCATTAAATACATTAGTGAATTATCTGGTTGGGGAGTTAAAGAGGTTGCAAACTTATTCATTTTACTTTTAATTTTTGTGTTTGACCCATTGGCAATTACATTAGTTATTGCTACCAACCAAGCGTTTAAAAATGGTAGAAAAAAAGAGGAGGAGACCCCCCAAGTTACCCCCCAAGTTACCCCCCAAGTTACCCCCCAAGTTGAACCGATAATAATTGAGAAAATTGTTGAGGTTGAGAAGATTGTTGAGGTTGAGAAGATTGTTGAGGTAGAAGTACCTGTAGATAGAATTGTTGAGGTAGAAAAGATTGTTGAGGTAGAAAAGATTGTTGAAGTACCTGTTGTTGTACAAAGAGAAACTTTAGAAATAAGTGAAGAAAGAAGTTGGGAGTCAACACCTATTGATGAGTTATTTGAAAGTGAGGAAAATTACATGATTAGTAATGGGACAGGTGGTGAATCAACAACTACCACAACAACTAACGATGGGATTAAACGATTAGTTTATAAAAAGAGTGATGAATGATAAGGAGATTATAAAATTCGGAGATTTCAATTACGAAGGGGAGGAACAAAGTAAAACTCAAATTATCTTATCCCATACCTCAAGATTTGCAATAGACTATATTAATAGTTTGAAATATCGTTATGGGAAAAAATACAACAAAGTCCCGAATTACATAGTTACTCGTGATGGTAAGATAATTGAATTGTTATCACCAACCAAATATTCAAAATATGTTAAAGATGAAAACATATCTAAGAAGTCAATTACGGTTTCATTAGAAAATTTAGGTTGGTTGGAAAAAGAACCTTTAAAAAACAGATACATTAACTGGATTGGTAATATTTATAATGGAAAGGCTTTTGAGCGTAAGTGGAGGGATTATTTTTTATGGCAACCATATACTGAAGTTCAAATTGATAGTACCATATTAATATGTAAAAAACTAATGGAAGATTTTAACATTAGTAAAAAATGTGTGGGACATAACACCAAAGTTAATGGGGTTAATAAATTTGAAGGTATTGTAACCAGAAGTAACTACACCACAGATGTTACGGATCTAAGTCCGGCATTTGATTTTGATTATTTTAAAAAAAGTATAGAAGATGAATAGACACGATGAAATAAAAAATTTATTAGAGGCATCTAAAAAATTATTAAACAGAAATTTAATTAGTGAGGATATTAACCATATCAGAAAAAATCACGGATTAATTGTTGAACAAGATGATGATATTTCTGCGGAAGAAGGTCCTAGAGAGTATGAAACTGCGGACACTGAAAAAGATAAAAAGGATGATGTTGATACCATTAAATCAGATAAGTCAAAGGCTTATAGAATATCAGGTGGTATTATTGTGATTCACGGAAAAGATAAATCTGATTTACAATTAACAACAGACGACAAAAAAGCTTTCCAAGAAACTATGGATGAGTTTGTTACTGAGGTTTCGGAAATCGTGGATTTTAATAAACTAAATTTATATTCCAACAACGTTGAGTGGTCAGGTAAAGTGACTGAGTTAGATGTTGAGTTTTTCTATTCAATTGGAGAAACAAACGGTATATACATTAACGGTACAATGACTAAAATAGATGATGACTATTTGGAATTCTTAAATAATTTGAGACAATATTATGAGAAATTCAAATCTAAATGGTCTAAAGTTATTGCGGCAAGAAAGAAAACACCAGAAGCATGAGACAATTTTTAAGTAGAAATTACAAGTACGTTTTAATTGTTGTGGGAGCAATAGTTTTTTATGTATTAATGGTAGATCTTATGAAACCATCAAATGGTATGACAAAAGAAGATCTAAAAAAGATAGAACAAATTGATAAAGACATTAATTTGTTGATTGAGAATCAAAAGAAATTGGATGAGTCAATCAATGAATATAAAAATGAGATTAAAAAAATAGATTCAACTATATCTAACATCAAGGTTAAGAAGGAAGTGGTAAATAATTACTACGAACAAAAAGGAAAAGAGATCAAAGATGCGAATGTAAAACAAGTTGATAGTTTATTAAGATCAAGATATAAATTTTAATTATGAAGAATATATTAACGGTATTATTTCTTTTGGTGTCAATGACATCTTTTAGTCAAATTAAAAAAGTTGACACAACTGAAATATGTTTACCATATAGTGTTGGTAAACAAATTATGTTAGATCTTAATAGATTAGATTCGACAACGGCAATCCTTAAATTAACTGAAACTGAAGTTATTGAACTAAATAAAAAGATAGATGCTCAGCAAGGTATCATTGGTAATTTAGAAGATAAAGTTAAGATAGGTGATACTATTATTCAGAAAACTAACGAGAAATTTGAGATAGTTGATAGAATAAATAAAAATTTAACCGTTGAAAACAAAAAATTAAAGAGAAAGAATGTAATTATAGAAATAGTCTCAGGTGTTTTAATTGGGGCATTAACATATAAAGTAGTAACACAATAATGGCACTATCACAAACAGATAAAAAAGAAATTGAAACTTTAATAAGAAAAGAATTGAAAGATTTCTTAGGATCTACAACTGCCAAACAATTTGAAGATAAGTTAATCGAAAAAGTCGCTAAAGACATGAAAAGGGGTAAACTAGAAGGTAACGTTAAGGATATTGTTGTAAAATCGTTTAGAGAATTTTTTACAATGATGTTCCACCAAAGAAGTTTCTGGGAATCTAAATTTAGAAGTTCATAATGGAAAATATAACATCACAACTTAAAGATATGATATCAAGTCAGCTATCAGGTAATCCTGATGCTAGAAGTAATGCACTAAAAGGTCTAAGAGATGTGAAAGAAAATAATGAGGAAGGAAACAAAAGAAACTCTCCTCAGGATTATTTGAAAGATTCAAATGGATTGAAATTGGTTTTTGAATTAGCAAAACAAAAAAGAACTAATAAAGCAACTATCAGAAAAGAAATTAAAAAATTATTAAAAAACCCTGAAGAGATTAACGACTTCTTGAACTCAATACTTTCGTTTGTTAAATCAAAAAAAGGTAGTGATAAAGATGAGACAAAAGAAGCCACAGGATCGGGTAGTGCTGGTGGTTATTCAGCTCCACTATTCGGTAAAGAAATGAAAGAAACAAAAGAAGAATATTGTGATTCTTGTGATAGAGTTAAATCCAAATGTGTTTGTAATAGACCAAGAAGAACAGAAACAAAAGAAGCCACAGGATCGGCATCATCAGGTCAATACTCAGGACCCTCGATATGGGCAAAGTCAACCAAGAAAAAAGATTGGGCACCAAAACGTAAAACACAATTACCTGGTGGTAAGTTTGTCCAAGTTAAGAAAAAATGTAAAAAGTTCCCTTATTGTAATCAAGGGGATATTAACGCAATTAAAATGTTTGAAAACGAGACTCTTTCAAAAGTAATAAACGATTTATCAATTAGATATCAAATACATGAAGATTTCATTAGGGGAATAATCTTTAATGAAATGTCAAAAAGGAATTTAATGTGATATTTATTAAATAAAAATAACTATGAACAATTATTTAAAAAATAAAATCCAAAAACTTATTAACGAAACTTTGGAAGATAAGGCTTACGAGGTTATGGAAAAATTAAAATTTAACAAACCTGGTAGTTCATTTGATTATGTTGAAGAAGGTGAAATGTGTGAACAATGTGGTGGAGAAGTGAAAGAGGGGGAGCAATGTGAACAATGTGGAACCAAAGGTGGATCTGAAGTAATGGAAAAATTACACGGAAACCAAAGTAAACTTGATAAAAACCGTAATAATAGAATAGACGCCGAAGACTTCAAAATGTTGAGAGGTAAAAAAAGAGAAACCAAAGAAGGTAACTCACAAGAATGTATGGAATGTGGTAGTTCTGAGGTATATGAAGGTGAGTGTAAAGAATGTGGTTATAATAAAGGGTCTGAAGTAATGGAAAAATTACACGGTAACCAAAGAAAAATAGATAAGAATAAAAACGGTAAAATTGATAAAGAAGACTTCAAGATGTTAAGAAAAGAAGAAGATGGTATTAATGAAAGTGTGTTTTATGAATTATCTACAATGGTAAATGGTAAGAGAGAAAAACTTTTATTCACTGAGGGTCAGTTCGAAGAAATTATTGAAAATATTGTTCTAAAGGAAGAAAGTAAATTCAGTAAAGGTAAAACTCCAGCAGGATATGCTGAATATGAAAGTTCTGTTAAAAAGTCCAAAAAAGAAGAAGAGGACTACATGAAAAGTTTAAGTAAAAAAATGAAAGATTATTTAAAAGACGGATCTAAAGGTGAGTATACTGAATCACCAAAACATTTCCCTAAAGGAAATGGTGAATTAGAAAAAATGACTAAGAAGGCATATATTCCATCAGGAGCGGTTGAAGACTACATTGATAACTTTACTGCTGCAGGTTTAGAGAACTTAGATTATGATGAAATCCATCCGAATGAAGATTGGGTAACTGATAACATTGAAGGATCATCAAAGACAGGTAATAACCCTGAATGGGCAAATGCGGTTGAAACACCAAACAACAAAAAAAGAAACAAAATTAGAAAAGATAATTTATTAGGTAAAATGAAACGTAAAGCCTACAATAAATCAGCTCAACCTGTTGTTAACGATAAGGCTGGTGAAGATGAAGGTGATAAAATTATGACTAAGTTAGAATCAATTGATGAAAAGAAAAAACAAAAAATCAATGAAGATTTTAATCGTATAATGAACTTAATGTCTTATAAGAAAAACACTCAATAATTTACAATTACATAATTGAATATTATCATTGTCCATAGGTACTAATCTATGGACAATTTTTTTAACTACATATCGAAACAATTAAGACAGGAAGATATAGAGATTTGGTTTAACTCCCATAATATCATTCCTGAGAAAATGGAATTGTATTATGATTTCTCCGTTTCTATCCATAAATTAATTATTGAAACATATCTCGGAGACGATGATGGAGGTTATGATGAAACTAAAGTTTCAATGACCGATGAGGATAAAACCAAACACTTTGATTGGTGTTGGGATAAAACGGTAGATAGTTTTAATTCTGAAAACATCATATTCAATAAAAGAGGGGAACACTACGAGTACTTCCAATCCTTCTTTACCGAAATTTATTACAATCAATCCGATAAAAATATTAAAGACTCTATAAATATTTTCTTTAGAGATATCTTTGATTTGGATAAACCATTTACCCAATCTGATTTAGATATGATACTCAATATCTATCGTAGTTTGGATAAAAATTTGGTCCTATAGTATTTACTAAGGTGAGTTAGTAGGGTATTATTGACTTACATAAACAATATAATATATTAAAAAATGGAAACGTTAGAACAAATTAAAACACTAGTTGAACAATTAAGTGCTGACACAACTAAGTTTTTTGCTGGTAATAAAAGTGCTGGAACAAGAGCGAGAAAAACTTCTCAAGAGTTGAAAGCTTTGTTACAAACATTAAGAGGTGAAATCTTAGATGCTAAGAAAAATGACTAATATTGAGACAATATATCTATTTATGTTCATTTTTTCAATTCTGTCAGTTTTCAGAGTTGTTGTAAAATTTATATTTTCCCTATTACAAACATCTCCTGAAAGATTGGTGATGAGTAATAGGGAAATATTATTCCAAGGTATTACATTGTCTTATGTTATAACTTACACAATACAAAATTTTTTATGAGTTTTTTTACTGAATTTAATGCTTTATCACCATACTTACAATCTGTAAGGAAATTGAAGACATATCTATCTTTTGATATTCATTTTCCTAATACTTGGAAAATACCTAAAAAGTTTGTCGATGAAGAAACATTATTAGAGAATGAATCTGGTGAACCAGATAAAAGATTCTTTTCATTTGTTAGTACATTTAATGAAGAACAAGTTGAAAAAATATTTAATAACCTGAGAAACATTATTAAATATAATAAAGAGAGAGAGGAAAAGGATAGATTATTCCAATCTAAAGTTAATGAGTTAAAATCTATTTTTGAAAAACAAAATTTAGATAATTTACAAGCGTTAAAATTTGAAATTTCCGACGATCAAAAAATTGAATTAGAAGATGGAGAAGAAAACACAGACCCAGTTAGAAACTCAAATTGAGTGGTTGAATAACGAATTGGAAAAAGATAGGATTGAGGTTGAGAGAGAAAAGAGTAAATTCATCAACCAAATCAAACAATTAAAAAAAGAAGACATTGTTAAAGTAAATGTTGAAAAAATGACATTATGGAAGAGAATCAAGAAAGTGTTGTTGGGGTAATGGAAAAATTGGCAATGATAACAGATGCCACCCAATCCTTATTTCCTAATGGGAAAACTGCATTAGTATTTGAATTACCTGAAACGGATTTTAAAGAGGTTCAAAAGAATTTCAGAGAAATTGATAGAGAGTATAGAAAATTCAAAGTTGACATTTCAGGAGTTGAAGTAATTTTCATATTAGAAAATTCATATGGGGAGGAAGAAAAACCAGTTGAGGTTAAAAAAGAAGGTTGGTTTAAGAGAATGATTAAGAATAGTTTAAAGTAATCATCTTTTATACGTCGTATACGTTCTATACAATTTAGATTTAGGGATCCCACCCTTTTCCAAGATATCGTAAAGGTATTTCTTTTGTGATTTACTTGAGTCAGGAACCAAGATACAATCTATTCTATTCTTATCTTGTAAGAACTTACCTAACACATCAAGGAATCTACCCGACTCACTCACAGACTTCAACGAGAAACAATCAAACTTATCGTCATTCTGTACTACGATCTTATTATTAATTTTAGATACTAGTTTTAAACCATCTTTTGGTAAGTATTTTTTAATAAAATGGTCAAATGAAATTTTAGATGAGGTTTGTATATCATAAAGTAATTCCTCGGTTAAAAATTCGGACACAGATAAAATAGTGTAATCACTATCATCCAATTCAACCTTAACCTGTCTACCCAATTTATCTTTAATAAAATAGGAATCAAAATTCTTAGAGTTCTTTTCAAGAATACCTATTTCAAACGAACAAGATTTACCATTTTCAAATAGGGTATTGAATTTAATGTTTTTATTTGATATGATTTGGTTATCGTAAAATTTTTTTGCGTTTTCATAAGTCTTAAACGACTTTATTATTTTTTTTCTTTCTTTATTTTTGAATAGTACGATTAAATAGTTCATAATATTGATCACTCTTTAATTAAGTATATTAATTTTTTTTTATAAATGAATAATGACAATTATTATAGTGTATTAGGTGTTGATGAAAAGGCGACTCAGGATGACATTAAAAAAGCATATAGAAACTTAGCAAAGGAGAATCACCCAGACAAAGGTGGTGATGAAGAAAAGTTTAAAAAAATCAATGAAGCTTATGATACCATAGGTGATGAGGTTAAACGTAAAAATTACGACAACAGAAAGAACAACCCATTTGGTGGTAACTTCTCAGATATGTTTAATATGTTCAACCAACAGAGACAACGTCAAGAAAACCATACAAGTGTAATAACAGTAAACATTGGAGTGTTAGATTCTTATTTAAGTAGAAACAAACAAATCACGTATAAAAGAAAAACAAATTGTAATGTTTGTACTGGTACTGGTGGGGAAAAGAGGATCTGTACGGTTTGTAATGGTGTAGGTAGTGTTATGAGACAAATGGGTAGTGGAATGTTTGTACAAGTGGTTAATATGGCTTGTGAGACTTGTTCAGGTACCGGTAAAATAACAATCAATGCTTGTTATGGTTGTAGTGGATCAGGAACTAAAGATGAAATGAAAACATTAGATATTAAAATACCTCATGGTATTGAAGATGGTCAATTCATACGAATGTCTAATGTTGGTGATTTTAAAAATGGTAGGTTCGGGGACTTGGTCGTAAGGATTAATCTTATGGAAGAAAATGGGTTCTTTAAGAATGGACCACATTTAGTTTACAACTCTTATTTAAAATATGAGGATCTAATGAAGGAAGATATAAACATACCTCATCCTGATGGTGAGCTAAATATTAAATTACCTAAGTTAATGGATAGTTCAAAACCCTTGAGGGTGAGAGGTAAGGGGTTTAAAGTAGATCAACTTGGTGACCTACTAATTAATCAGATTGTGAGATTTGAGAGACCTTAAAATAAGGACATGATGTCTTTATATAAGGAAACTGCTCCGTAGATTGATAATGCGAACATTAGACCACCAACAATAAAGACAAATCTTTGTGTTTTACCTGTGGTTTGATTACACTTTCTACATCCTGTTACTTGTGTTGCTTGTTCTTTCATTTCCTCTTCCATCATTTCTTTTTATTAATAATAAATATTGTGAATTGACTTATAAAGATAAAATAACTACTTTTGTATAAAAAAAATATGTTAAGTTATATTGGAGGTAAGAGTAAAATTGGAAAGTGGATTGTCCCTTTCTATGATAAAAATATGGAAACATACGTTGAAACTTTCGGGGGAATGTTTTGGTGTTTCTTCAACATGGACCTTAGTCAGTTCCCAAACCTAAAGAAAGTAGTTTATAACGATTTCAATCCTCTTAACCATAATCTATTTGAATGTATTAAGAATCCTGAAAGATTATTGGAATCAATTAACTCAATCCCATGTCAAAAATTTGGTGAGGAGATCACCCCATCAATTTATAAGGAACAATTTATCAGCTTTCAGGCTGAAATATTTGGTGAAAATTTCAGCGTAGAACCTGGTAATTATGATATTGCTGCTAAATATGCGTATGTTCTAACACAAGTATTCTCAGGGTCTAAACCTGAAACAAGTTCATTCATTGACTTAAAAGGTAAGTATAAGTCAAAATACCTAACATTCAGAGATAAGTTAATGAAACCTGATTGGGTGGAACATTTCTTAAGAATAAGTGATGTAGAGAATATGGACTTTGCTGATGTAATTGAAAAATATGATTCACCAACGACTTACTTCTATGTTGATCCACCTTATTGGAAGACCGAGAACTATTACTCCAACCATGATTTTGATAGAGAAGACCACGAGAGACTTTCAAAGTCACTAAAAGGTATGGAAGGTAAGTTCAGTTTATCTTACTATGATTTTGAGATTCTACACGAATGGTTTCCTGAGGATCAATACAAATGGGAGAAAAAGGAATTTGCTAAAGCTGCTGCAGCTAAGAAGGGTACAAAACAAAATATGGGTGAGGAATTATTAATAATGAATTACTAATCATTTTTTACACTACGGGAATATTTATAATAAAAACTTTACTATGGAATTACTTAAGGTATTAACATCTGTCATTAAAGAAAATACAACCGAAAAACGTGTTGTGACTGAGGCGATGTCTGAAAAAGTCGTTAAATTCTTAATTGACAAATACAAACCTACAACTAAAGATACGGAAGAACAAATTATAGCGGTTATAAACGCATTTGATAAATATAAAAATGGGTTACCACAAGAACAAAGAGATATTACTAAATTAACATATGCCGTTGTTAAGAATATTGTATTAGCAAAAGAGATTAAAAAACAGGAAAAGAATATATTCAAAAAATATATGGAAGCAAATAAGGGAGCCGATAAAAATGCGGTTAAATTAGCTTTACGTAAATTCTATGAGTTATATCCTATTTTACCTGCGGCTCAAAGAGACGTTCTTAAAATGCCTTATTTAAAACTTACTGAGTTTTTACAAAGTAAGTTTAACACCATGTTAACTGCCGCAGCACTTAAGAAATTTAAGGAAGAGGGAGTTCAAGTAACGCCTGAACAATTAATTTATTATGTGTCAACATATTTGGATCTATATCATAGATTACCGGCAACATTACCACCATTATTGTTTATGAGTTTTGATGATCTTGAACATACATTAGATGGTATGGGTGATTTAACTGACGACATTAAGGATAGTAAGGATGATTATAATGATATTGAAACCATATATGATGACGATAACTTATTGATCTTCAAACCAAGTGGTAAAGAACAATGTATTAGATTGGCTAACGGAAGAAGTTGGTGTATTTCTAAATCAGGTGGTGGTAATATGTATTACAACTATCGTTTGAATCATAACTTAACAATTTATTATGTTATTGATAAAGACAAATCATTTGGGGATTTAAACTATGCAGTTGTTATCTTAGTTGAACCTTACGGTGGTAAGAGAATTGCCGATGGTCAAAATATGGCTGGTGGTTATTCAGGACACAAGAGAGAAGCTTGGGCTACGATTGTAAGTAAAGTTCCAAAATTAGAAGGTAAGGAACATTTGTTTGTTGCGGATCCATTGTCTCAAGAGGAACAAAGAGAGATGAATAACTATAAAAATGCTAGTATTCAGAGTGATGCTATAAAAGAACTTGGTAGTGAACAAGCGGCAGAAATGTGGCTTGAGATTGCAAGTCCTGATTTAACATACAGAGGTAACGGTAATGACATTTATCGTAATTTTACTGAAAACCTTAAACACAAGTACTTAGGTCTTGGAATGGACTTGACTGCAGATATGATCAATAATTCTGAACCTAGTGTATTGAAATACTACGCGGCTAGAAAACTACAAGGTTTGATGTCTAAAAGTTTAGGTCAATTAACTGATACTGATATTGCATTCATTAATAGTCCTATCATGAGGGAAAATAAGAAAAAATTAAAAGAAAAATACTCAGGTCAGTTAGGTGGTGTTACTAGTGGTCAGGCTGATTATGTCGGACTTGAATATCCAAAAGATGATAATTCTAAGTACGTTGCATTATTCGGGTTTGATGATTTCTTTGAACACATTCCAGTTAATACAAAAATGATTCAGATGGAGAATACAAGTAAAACTCCAATTGCTTTGGATATACCGGAAAGTATTGGTAAATTAACCGAATTAAAAACATTGATCATAGATAATATGGTTAAATCAATTCCTGAAAGTATTCGTAATTGTACTAAGTTGAAATTTATTAATTTACCTAACAACCCTCAATTGGAAAGTATTCCCGAAGCATTCGCGGAATTACATTGTTTGAATTTCTTATCAACAGAAAATTCAAATCCTAATATGAGAATCCCTAGTAAGTTAGAGGAATATATGGTAGATGATGAAGGATTCTGGTATATTAATTTCCCTCCTGAATTGAAAAAACATTGTGGACCTGTAAGATCGTAAAAATGAACGTAGATATTGAAATTTATATTAGTCAACTAATAACTTTTTTTGAAAATAACCCAGGTGACTTTATGGATCTTGTTGGTGAAGTTCAAAAAGAAGAGTTCTTTCAAAAACTGAAAGAAAAGTCTATCGATAATCACAATAAAGGTGAGGACTTTATATTGACCAAACAACAGATTATTGATGTTGTTGTTGAACTTAAGGCACCTGAACTTAACCAAAAGTTAAGTTATGCAAATAAGGTTGAAGGGTTTATCCAAAAGAGTAAGTTTGGAGACATCATATTAAATTAATTTTTTTCATGTAAAGGCTTGTGGAATCCAAAAAAATTCCTACCTTTGTAATGTAATCTAAAAAATAATTATATGATCTATACTCCAGAATTAATCAAGTCAACTGCACCATCTATCTTCGCAACATCTCCATCTTCAAAGATGACGAACAAGTATGAGTTTGTCCCTACGGACAAGATCATGGAATACTTCGATAGAGAAGGTTGGGAAATTTCATCAGTGAAACAAAATGGTAGAGGTATTCATGCCTTACACGAAGTTAAGTTCCGTAATGGACAACTTCCAGCGGTTGGTGATACTTTGGTTGAAGCGATCATCAAAAACTCACACAACGGGATGTCAGCGTTCTCAATGAGTGCAGGACTTCACCGATTGGTTTGTAGTAATGGTTTAACGGTACCAACATCAGTGGCTGACCAATTTCGTATCCGTCACAAAGATTTCCAACTTGACGACGTTAAAATGTTAACTGAGAGTTTCGCAAAGAAACTACCAATGATCCAACACTCTGTTGGACGAATGATGGAACGTCAACTTACTATGGATGAGAAAGTGGTGTTCGTACAGAAGGCATCTAAACTTAGATGGGCAACAGGTTCAGTACCGTCAACACTTGACTTGGCTGACTTGTTAACACCTAACCGTACTGAGGATGAAGGTGATGACCTTTGGAAAGTATTCAACGTAGTACAAGAGAAATTTGTACGAGGTGGAGTAGAGTACAGATCACAAAGTGGTCGTAAGACAGGGTTGAGAGGTTTGAAAAACATTATGGCGGTAAACGCAATAAACACAAAACTTTGGGAGACTGCTGAGTCAATGATCTAAAAGAAACGTGGGGTTAACTACCCCACTTTTTTAATTTACAAAAATGTTCACAAGAGAAAACGATTTTTTAGAAATACTAAAGGAAAGACACGGTAAATTATATGGTATAATAAAGGTTAATAGTGTATTGGAATTAACGCCTAAAATATTAATAGAAAAGAAATTTGAAATTGAATATTTGGATAGTGTTGAACATGAATACGAACTAAAACATTTGGAGGGAATTTTTAGACATAAATCTGGTTTTTACTTATATTTATCTAAAATGGAGGTCGATGATAAAACGTATGAACTTAAAATATATTACGACATGGGCCAATTAAACGAAGTATCATTCTTCATTAAAAACTTATCAAAAATTAAATAAAAATGGAAATTACAAGTGTTGAGTTACAGGAAAAAATTAACTCAGGTAAAAAAGTTATCGTAGAATTTTGGGCTGAATGGTGTGGTCCATGTAAAATGATGAAACCTATCTTTGAAAGGGTTGCATCAGAAAATACAACTGATGTTGAAATGCACACAATGAATGTGGATTTAAATAAAGAAGTTGGTATGTCCTTGGGTATTAGAAGTATCCCAACTATTAAGGTATTTGATAATGGTGAAATGATTGACACTAAAGTTGGAGTTATGAATGAAGTACAAATAAACGGGATGGTAAAAGACCTGATCAATGGATAAGTTGGCAATCATCTTTTCAATGAAGTCATGTCCTCATTGTAAAATACTTAAGGAGATGTTAGATAAAGAAGACATACCTTATGTTGATAGAGATATTGATGAACATAGTGATGAATACGATATGTTCGTATCAATAACTAAAAATGAATATGTACCTGCATTTATGTTAATTGAATCACCAGGTAAAGAAAATTCAAAAACTGAACTATATGCGCCTGAAAGGGATTTCAATGAACTTGATGAAGGTGTTACAATCATTAAAGAATTTTACGAAAGATAATAAAAAACCCCACCTTATGAGTGGGGTTTCTTTTTAGAATATAATTACATCTTCCAATCGGTCCTGAACCAAGTATGGTTTTTCTCCCTCAGGATTCAATATATCTTGGGTAATGTCATAAGACTCCATTCTATTAGAGAAGTCCTCTAAATCAAAGTCAAATACATCTAATATTAATGATTTGATTGTTTTTGAATCATACATTGAGTTGGTGATGACTTTAATGTCCATTTCATCTTCTACTTTAGGTAAGAAATGGATAAACATATTGTCCGATCCTATTGTAGATGAAATTTGATTAAGTATATAATGTGAATAGTAAACCATAGATCTACCTGTACGTAAACTATAACCATAAGGAAACTCGGAACTAATTGAAATTTCACCAAATGATTCATTTTCCTCCACGAATACATTCTTGTTAGTGTCAACCCAACCTGTTTCAATGGGGACTATATCAACTCCGTATTTAATTATATTGATCACATTAAAATGTTCTAAACCTAAAGATTTAAGTATGTCCTTATAGGTTTCATTGAATTCATTTTTTAATTCATCAATGTTAAGTTCTATTTCACTCGTGGTCTGACCATTTAACACCATGAATACTTCACAATCTGTGATTTGTATAATTGATCTTTCTTTTGGGTCAATTTTAGACACAATGAAATCGGCAAATAAATTCACTATGCCTCTTCTTGAATTTTTATTGATTAATCTCATATCTTTTTTTGTAATGAATATGAGTTTTGAATGAATATATAAATAGTTTAGTTAAATATAGTCTCCGAATATATCATTTATATCTTTATTAACTAAACGAAAATCTGGATAATCAGGTATTCTAAAGTCTAACCAATCGTATACATCTTCATCCATTAATTGTTTCATCATACCTGTGTAACTACCGTGATAGTCTAACTTATCTTCATTGTATTCACTACCTAAACGGTCGGAAAGGAATTTAATGACATCACTTTTAAAGTCACGTATTTTAACATATTGTAACCATTTAGTTTTTTCTCCTGATTGAATTTGTTGATCAATTATTCTACCAACAAAATATCTGTCTAATTCTGACCATATTAAACTATATAATTCACTTTGATATGCCCCATTATATGCGTTATTATAGATACTATATAATTCACTTTTTAATTCAGACAAGTCATCACTTAGAAGTTCATTCATAGCATCCTCATCCTTAATGAGTTCACCCAAGTCTTCTTCTTTTATAATGAAATAACCTTCAGTCCCCTGTTCTTCAGATAAACCTTCAAAAAATTCTGAATCATAATTTTCTAATGATAATTCAACGTTACCAATTTCTCTGAATATATAATTTTTTAATTTTATGATATTTTCGGGATCCAACTCATCAATGACATCTCTATAAACATTATTTGTTGAATCATAAAAATCTTCATAATAGTCTTCTTGTAAGACACGTTCGGCAACATCTTTTGCGGTGGCATCACGACCACTATCGTCAAAAAGTTCCGCAAGTTCTTCTCGATCCCTTAAGAATAGATAATAACCATCTGATTTTTTTTCAACGTCAGTAATAAGATTTCCTGATACCCACTCCAACCAAGTTTCGGGATCTTGTTGTATTTTATATAATAGAAAATCATTCTCAAGAATTTCTGGTATGTCCTTATATTCAAATTTATCTAAAATTTTTGTTTTAACTAAAAAATCAAATGATGGTACATTATCGTAAGGTATATTAGATAAGTTTAATTCATCAATTAGACCTTTTCTAAGTATAAAACTTAAAAATACCTCAATCTTATTATTAAATATTTTGGATATACCACCCCAATTACCTTCGTTAAATTCTTCTATAATTTCTTCAATATCGTTCATAATATATAAATATAAAAAAAGGTGGAAAATACTTCCCACCTCAACTTTTTAACCAATCACCGATTACTTTTTGTTGTAATACTTCTCAACAATTTTCTTTACCGACTCTTGAACCGAAGATTGATTCGCCGCTGGTTGTTGTGGAGCTTGTTGAGGTGCCTGAGCATTTTGTTGATTTGCTTTATTCTTACATCCGCATCCCATAATATTTGTTTTAAGAGGTTTATTTGATTATAAATATCAGTTAGGGTTCATATTTTGTAAACCATTTAATATTTATTGTAATATGAAAAAAGTTGTTAGAATTAATGAGAACGATTTAATTGGATTAATAAGGAATATTATTATTGAACAAGATGATAATGTTGAATATGAAGATTTCACACCAGAAGAGTATATGGACTTACTAAAGTCTGTTAATTATAAAGCACAAGCAATCCCTAAATTTCCTGATTTTAGAGGTAAAAAAATAAGGGTTAACGGTAATTTAAATTTAAGAGGTTTAAAACAAATAAGTAATTTGGGTGAGTTAATTGTAACTGGTGATTTAAATGTTGCGTACACAAATATATCAACTCTTGAAGGAGTTACGGTTGGTCGTGGTTTGAGTTATTGGGACACACCATACGCTAAAGAACTTGAAAGAAGGAAACAACTAGCTTTGAGACGTGAAGCGGAACAAAGACGAGAAGACGATGAGTGGAACCCAAATAATCCTGAAATTGACGATCAAGGTTTAATGGCAAATGCGGTATTTGATTACATGGTTCAACAGGGAGAAATAGATTATTTAACTGATTCGGAACGTGAAGATTTAAGGAATTTAGAAAAAAGAATGGAAGAACTTGAAGAACGAATACAAAATGAGGAAAATCCTGACATTATTGATGAGTTAGACTCTGAACGAAATGATTTGGAGTATGACATTGATGAACTTAAGAATAAAGATAACGATGTATATGGTTTATTACCTGAAGGAACACATTATGAATTATCTACATTTAGATCCATACATGATGGTACCAATGGTGATGTTTATGCCGTAGGTACTGAAAGTGAGGCGGATGATTCGATTAAAGAGTATTATGATGAAATGGTAAATGATCTTAACAATTTTGATAAAAGTACATTAAGTTATCATATTGATGGTGATGATGTTGCCGAATATTATGAGGACATGATTCGTGAATGGGTTACTGAAGATCCTGAAAATTATGATGTTAGTAGAGAAACTAGTCGTAGACAAGATAAAGAAATTGAAGAACTAGAAAACAAAAAAAAATCTCTTGAAATTGAGAGTTATTTGATTTCAAGTGGAGCTAGGTCACCATTAACTGAGGAAGAGGTTGAAAGTTTAAAGTACTTCAAATTTACTGATTATATGGATAATGTTTTAATTGTTGAATGGTCCGAAAATAAATGGCAAATATATCAAAACGGTAAAAAAGTTGAGTTAGTAACTTATGAAGATGAGGATGAGGACGGTGAACATGAATCGGACAACGATTCAAGGATTGAAGAGATTGAGAGTGAAATAGAAGATATTGCGGTTGAAATACAAGATATAAAAGATGAACCTGATGGTGATTTAAATGATGATGAGGTAGAAGAAGCGGTAGAAGATAGGCTACAACAAATTAAAGATGACCCAATAAGTTGGTTAGATGAAATGGGAGACCAATATGAAAATTTTGTTGATAGAAGAAGTTTATTGGATGATTTAGTTAGTGATAGTGACTATGGAACTATAAGTAGTTATAATGGTGATTACGATGAAGTTAATGTGAACGATTCAACTTTTATTGTAATGAGAATTGAGTAATAACTTTACTGAAGGTGATATTATTCTTATGTTTATGATTAATGGCACGGAAGAAAAAAATAGAATTTGTAATGGACACCGATTGGATGTTCGAAAAGCCAATTGATAGAGAACATAAAGAGTATAAATTACTTTCATATTTTCAACGTATGGGGGAAAAGTTAGACAATATGGAACTTTACCCTGGGTTTATAGAATTATCATTACATTTAGCAAACATTCAAACTCTTATCAGGGATAAGAAAATTATATATACGAATAAGAAATTTAATTCGGTTGACGATGAACTTTTGGTGAAAGACCTTAAAGTTAAAAGTGTTCCTGATATGTCAACTGATGAGTACGAAGAGTTCACAAAAATTTTACAATACACCGCACCAAGAATGTTGGAATACTTCAACATTGCAAAATCTGTGTGGACAATAGTTTTTGATAGTATTGAAACAAAATACAGAAAAAACAAAAAAGAAATTTTATCTAATAAAGGGTTCTTCTTTCATTTAGATAAAAGGGACAACAAATATTATGTTTGGGAATATGAGGTATCACCAGCAGCAAAAAAATCACCTGAAAGTAAAACAAATGTCAAATTAATTTATTGTGATGATAAAAACAAATTGACTATACCAAAGATAATAACTACATTTTCTGAAGCCGAAAACAAAACAAAATTACCGGTATTAGAGATGATAAGTAGAGGTGATTTCCCAATTGAAGAAACATTATTACCGTTGTTCAAAAGAAAAACAATAATGTTAATTAATCAGGCGAGAAATTACACGATTGAACAAGAGGAAAAGAAAAAAGAAAAAGAATTTTTAGAAGATTAAAATGAGTTTCAACAAAAGAATTTTAAAGAAAGAAAACATCCTTATTCACTTAAATGATATTATGACTTATTTAAATGCCGATGCAATTATTTGTACCGACGATTTTTCGCGCAAAGTCTATAGGATGTATACCGAAGGTTTTACCAAAGAGGAAATAATAAATGTTATAAATAAAATGAAATGAAAGTTAAGTTAGAATATGTGTGGATCGACGGATATACACCTGAACCAAACCTAAGAAGTAAAGTTAAAATTATGGACTATGAACAAATTAAAAATTGTTTGGTTCTAAATAATTTTCCTGAATGGAACTTTGATGGGTCATCAACATTACAAGCGGAAGGTAATAGTTCTGATTGTATTTTAATGCCTGTTAGACATTATTTTTGTGATAATACAAATACGATTTACGTGTTGTGTGAAGTAATGAATTCTGATGGTACACCACACGAAACTAATACAAGATCAAAACTAATTGGAGATCAAGAAGATTTGTGGTTTGGATTTGAACAAGAATACTTTATCTATGATAGAAAAAACAAATGTATTTTAGGTCACGATGAAAACAACTTGGAACCACAAGGTAAATATTATTGTGGTGTTGGTGAATATGTTTCAGGAAGAGATTTTGTTGAGGAACATATGGATATGTGTTTAAAATACGGAATTGACATTACAGGGATCAACGCTGAGGTTGCGTTAGGTCAATGGGAATATCAAGTATTTTCAAAAGGTAAATTAAAGGCGGGTGATGATTTGTGGATGACTAGATACTTCTTGTATAAAATCTCTGAAAAATATAATTATGGTATTGACCTACATCCAAAACCAATCCAAAAAGGTGAGTGGAATGGTTCAGGTCTCCACACAAACTTCTCCACAGATAAAATGAGAAATGATGGTAATGAAGAATATTTTATGTCATTGTTTAATGCGTTTGAGGTAAGGCATGAAGCTCATATTAAAGCTTACGGGTCAGATAACAATCTCCGTTTAACTGGTAAATTTGAAACACAATCAATTGATAAATTTAGTTGGGGTGTTTCAGATCGAGGGGCATCAATTAGAGTTCCAAAAGAGACTGCTGAAAATTGGAAAGGTTATGTTGAAGATCGTAGACCAGGATCAAATGCGGATCCGTACAAGATTATTATTGAGATTGTTAAATCATTGGATGCAACTAAACAAATCTATGGAATGAAACATATGATGAATAAACTTGTTGATATTGAAGGATTAAGTGAAAAATATAGAACTATATCTGGTGATGAGTTATTAAAAGAATATAAAAATGATGATGATTATGAGGTTAATGAGGACACTATGAGGTCAAAGGCGAATATTGAACCTGAAGTAATAAAATTTGACACAGAGTCATTAATAAAATCTTCATCATTACCTGAAGAACTTAAAAAGATAATGTTAAACGCAGATAAAGTTGAAATAAAATGAGTGAACAAGTAAATCACCCTCAACATTACGGAGGATCAGAAAACCCATATGAGGCTATCAAGGTAATTGATGCTTGGGAATTAGGATTCTCATTGGGAAATACAGTTAAGTATATATCAAGAGCCGGTAAGAAAGAATCGGATAAAGAGTTACAGGACCTTAAGAAAGCGTTATGGTACTTGCAACATCATATAGAAACATTAGAGAAAAAATGAAAATAGTAGTAACAGGAGGAGCGGGGTTTATTGGTTCCGCATTTATAAACCACCTATTAGATAACTTTGAATGTGATGTTATTTGTGTTGATAAACTAACATATGCTGGTCGTAGAATGAATCTTAAACACAATGTTTCTTTTTTACAAAAAGACATTTGTGATGTAACGGCAGATGAACTTGGTGATTTTGATTACATCGTTCACTTTGCGGCTGAGTCTCACGTCGACAATTCAATTAAAAATGGGTTACCATTTGTTAGAACTAATGTTGAGGGGACATTTAATTTATTGGAAATATCAAGAAAAAATAAAAACATTAAAAAATTCATACACATTTCAACCGATGAGGTATATGGTGATATGGATGAACACATCGCAATTAATCATACCGCAACTGAGGGTGATGATCTTAAACCAAGTTCATATTATTCGGCAACAAAGGCGGCTTCAGATTTGTTAGTGTTATCTGCAAATAGAACTTATGGTTTACCATATCTAATTACAAGAACTTGTAATAACTTTGGTGAACATCAGTTTGAAGAAAAATTCTTACCTACAATTGCAAGATCTATTA